TTTAAAAGAGTATTCTTTCTTTATATACATAATGATTCTTAGTATAGATGTTGGAATCAGAAATTTAGCTATATGTCAATTTAACGAAACATCTAATCTTGTTACTCAATGGGATGTTTCCGGAGTACCTCCCGAACATAGAGATGGTATATATGTTTCGTTAAGAAAACACTTAGATGATAGACCTTGGGTTCTCGAATCGGATATTATTTTAATAGAAAAACAACCCGATCGCAATAAAAAAATGAAAATGGTCGAACACTTTTTACACGCGTATTTTGTGATAAAAGCCCCGAAAGCTGAGACTATAATTTATGACGCGAGATTCAAAATACCGGACGTAGCCGGACCCGGAAAAGCGCAATATATGAAACGTAAGAAGGTATCCATAGAAAGATGCGAAGCATTTTTGCGTAGGGATAATACGAATAAACATTGGATAGAAACCTTCATGAAATCTAAGAAAAAGGATGATTTAGCAGATACTATCATGCAAGCCATAAGTTTCACAAAACGAGTCGAACCAACCGTCACAAAAAAGAAAACGTCAACGAAGGTTGTACCCAGAAAACCAAACGAAAATCAAAAGAATACACGATATTCTAAGAGTAATCTCGCGTGGATTTATAAAAATAGTCCCGAGTGTGAATGTTTAGAAAATAATAAAAGATTTATGAAAGATCTCAAAAGATATTATAGATCCATAGATGATCTGATTAAAGAAATGGACCGTTGATAATTCAAATGCAAATAAACGTACTCGACCATGGGTTTGTACGACTTGTTGACACTATGCCTAGGGAAAACCTTGACAACTCAATTGTTCAGGCCGCTCGGGTCTCGTACGGCGACGGCACGAAAACCTCTCGCGGAGACGCTGGACTTATTCGATATTTAATGCGTCACTGGCACACGACTCCCTTTGAGATGGTGGAATTTAAATTTCATATTAAGATGCCTATTTATATCGCACGTCAACATCTTCGTCATCGTACCGCGAGTGTAAATGAAATGTCCGCTCGATACTCGATCGTTCCTAAAGAGTATTATAAGCCCGACACACTAAGGGGTCAATCTAAGGTAAATCATCAAGGTTCCGAGGGTGAAGTTGACGTAGATGCTCAACTAGCAGAAGCTGGTTCTCATCATCTCGAAAACTCGTTTGATATCTACGAAAAGTTACTCGAAGAGGGTGTTTGTAGAGAGCAGGCCAGGGGAAATCTTCCTCAATCGACATATACCGAATTTTATTGGAAAATAAACCTTCATAATCTCATGCATTATCTTCATTTGCGAATGGATTCTCATGCTCAAAAGGAAATTCAAGAGTATGCCAAGGCGATGTACACCCTCGTGGAACCGCTCGTACCCATTTCTATGAAAGCGTTCATAGATTTCCGTGTAGATGCAATTCAATTAACTGGTCCAGAAATACGAGCTCTCAAACACGGGGAGATCATCAAATCACCCGGAGAGCGCCGAGAATTTGAAGAAAAGTTGGAGCGCTTAGGACTTAAAGATAAAAATGTTAATATAGAGTAAATGTTTGCCATACTCGCCACTCCCCCAGTCGTCATGTCCGCGCAGCAGAAGTTTAAGAAGTTCGGTAAGGAAGTAACTGATCAGCGAAAATCTGAACTTTCGAAGATCGGTGACGCGTTTAAGAACATCGCGGATGAAGAGAAAACAAGGGCAAAGAAGCTCTTTGATGATCACAAAAAGTTTTTTACAGACAAGGATACAGACATGTCAACTACAGCAACAAAGAAATCTATCGATTTTTACGAAAAGTAAAGACCACTACAGCAAAAATAAAAAATACACATTCATTGATATAACCATGCTCAATCATGCTTGTAGCCATTATAGTAGCTAACATTGTGTTTTGAACGTTTTGAACTTCCCGCCTTGTTTTCTCCATAGATCGCTTCATGGTTGTTCTCGATTTTTCCAAGTTGAGAACAGCTGAATTAATCTCTCTTATCCTCGCGGGCATCTCCAATGTCGTTGACAGTAACTTACGTACGTCTATGGCATCTTCCACCGTATCTTGAATCATAGGTTCAAGATATTCGTAATACGTAAACATTGGATCCAAAGCAACACAGGTCCCCTCCACGGTTGAAAATGCTTTAGCCAAATACACGAATGATGTTGGTATAATAAACGGCTTCTTTTGAGCTAAAGATATGAGTATATCGTCGTTTAGTATATCATCTTTCACACTTTTACCGTCCAAAGTTTCCAGATAATTGAGCGTCGTTTTAAAAAAAAGCTCGATATCGCTCAAATCAGTCGTTGTAGGTGTGATGACTCCCAAACGTATCAGTATCTCGACTATACCTTTCGTATCTCTATCTATGATACACACGAATAAGTCTTTGAAACCTTCCCTTAATTCTTCGGACAAGGGTATCACCAATCCAAAATCATAGAAAACCAATTTTCCATCGGGCGAAAATCCAAGATTACCCGGATGAGGATCGGCGTGAAAAAACCCCTTTTCCATAGTCTGAATAAGATATGAGTTTATGAGCGCCTCACACACCTTTTTCTTATTAATATTTGGATCATCTATCTCCGTGAGTTTTGTAGACTCGACATATTCCATCACTATCATGTCGTTATCAGATAATCGACGATACACACCAGGAATTTTTAACCACTCCACTTCCTCCATGGCAAGTCTAAACGTAGTAGCATCTTCGGCTTCGCGTATATAATCTGTCTCGTTCAGTAAATATTCCACCGACTCTTTTAGCACATAATTCGTGCTTGTTCCCGTATCAACACCTATCTTTTCCAAAAATTCGACGATGTTCATTATAGTTTCGGTATCTTCTTTCATGATATCATAAATACCAGGTCTCTTTACTTTTACAACAACATCAGTTCCATCTTTAAGCTTTGCTTTATGAACTTGACCTATACTAGCAGATTTAAATGGTACATCATCGAACGATTCGAAGTGTTCTAAATTTACACAAGACATTACATTTTCTATTGGTGGTACATCATCTTGTAAAGATTCCAGCTGTTTTATAAATTCTATAGGATACAAATCTGACCGCGCTGAAGCTATTTGACCGAGCTTGATGAACGTTGGGCCGAGGTCTATCAGTCTATCCCGCGTCCAACGGCCCAATGATACTTGGTCTTCAGACAGAGACTTTCGTATAAGAAACTCACAAGCAAACTTCCATGTTTGATACTTACGTTTAGGTCTTTTGATGGAGTTTGGTGTGACACCTTGGGAAAAACATAGTGCCATTTCTTACTTATTAGAAATAAATTTTATTCTTTAATTTTTTTGAAAAATATCTCAAAATATTATTAGATTTTTTTCTTTATAAACTATAAAATGGATATTGATAAAAAAGATGAAACCTGTTATGATGTTAACCCGGTCGTTAATTGGAAGTGTATATGGTTTACGTTTGCTTTAGCTGGTGGATATTGGTTCTTACCGAAGAAGAATAAATGGATTCTGTTAGCACTTTTGTATTTTCCTTATATACTTTTAGCGTACTATGATCATTGGTACGACTGTAAACGAAACATGGGTCCAACATACTTAGCTATGTTTTATCATTGGGCCAAACCCCAAGATTCAAAACAAATTAACGATTTTAAAAATTGGTGTCCGGAAATACGGAACAAAGTTCTCATGATCGATTTTGTGATATTAATCGGAGGACTTTTACTTCTACCCATGTTCATGAAGTGGAAACCTAAATAATTTTATTTATAGGTTTGAGTACTGATAATACATATGAAAACGCGTTGTAAAATTCATCAATCCATGTATGATCATAACGATAAAAAATATATTCGAGTCATCATAGATGACGACTTCTATAAGATAGTCAGACGTAAACAGTCTTTTTCTGAGTATTTTGTTAAAGGTAAAAATTTGGATAACCCCCTGTACGGAAACATTCTCACGATTAAAGTTCCATTCAGATATAACCGCGTGATTTGTAAGTTCGACGGTGCACCCGTGCAATCCTTGAAACAGGGCGACTTCGTAGATATTGACGTTGAATACATGGGTGTGTGGAATACGGGTGATTATAGTGGCTACACGTGGAAGTTGAAGTATATAAAGCTTATAGACGAAGTGTTAGATAGATGAGTCTGACCCGATCTGGATACATAATCGGGGAAACTCAAGAAATAAAAAACGCATTAACGGTGCGTCCGATAGTTAATGCAGATTTTGGTGTAGCACCTCCACCATTCAAGGTGTTTAGAAAAGCAAAATCTGGATTATGCGTACCGAGATTTTACGGCGAAGAAAACTTTGGAAAAGCAGCTAAAGATACGAGACCAGAACCTCATAAGATACATGTCAAATTTAAAGGAAAATTACGAGACGAAACTTTCCAAAATGAAGCACTTTCTAAAGCTATTAAAGCAGGTCACGGAATCTTGTCATTGCCATGCGGTTTTGGTAAGACGACTGTATCCTTGGCCATAGCTTGCAAACTTGGGTATCGAACCATGATAGTTGTACACAAAGAGTTTTTAGGTAACCAATGGCGTGAACGTATACAACAATTTTGCCCGGGTGCTACCATAGGTGTGGTTCAGCAAAATAAAAAAGAACTCGACTGTGATTTCGTCATCGCCATGTTACAATCCCTATCGACAAAAGAATATTCATTCAATGACTTTGAAAGTGTGGGTACACTCATCGTGGATGAAGCACATCACATATGTGCGAGAGTATTTTCGCAAGCCCTATTTAAATTGTGTCCTAAACACGTATACGGATTATCCGCGACTCCACAGAGAAAGGATGGTCTTACCAAAGTTTTACATTGGTTTATGGGACCTACATTTTTTGCAGTTGAACGTGAAAAACAGGATCAAGTAGATGTGTTCCCCATAGAGTTCACGACCGATAGATTTAGTGAACCACCGCCGTGTACCCGCTACGGTAAATTATCTTTAGCGACGATGATCACGGAACTCACAGAAATGTCGGATAGAAATCGGATGTTAATGTCGACGATACGAAATGCGGCGAATGGATCTAGACACGTTTTAGTTTTAAGTGATCGTCGGTTTCACTGTGAATATTTACACGAACGATTCAAAGAACGATCGGGGTTATACATGGGTGGTATGAAAGAAGCTGAATTGGCTGAATCGAGTAAGAAAGAGATCATATTCGCGACGTTTAGTCAGGCGCATGAAGGGCTCGATATACCAAGTCTCGATACGGTTATTCTCGCAACTCCTAAATCGGATATAGTTCAAAGTATAGGTCGTATCATGCGTGAAACGAAGGGTAAAAAGAACAATCCGCGCATATACGATATAGTCGATCAATGGTCCGTATTTTTTGCGATGTACAATAAACGACTCAAGGTTTATAAACAGGGTGGATTCAAAATTCCAAATCAAAAAGAAGAAAAGGTGGACGATTTCCCCTCGGGAAAATGTCTCATACAAATATAAGAATGGGACGTTGTTCAACTGGACGATCTACTCAGAAATACACATCCACCGGTGGAGGAGGTGGTGCAGATCTAAGTTCCATACTCGTGGCTCCGGGTGATATGATTTACACAGACCAAAATATACAGGCTTCAAATGTGACCATAGGAACGACGACTGGTCATGTTCTCACTATCATTGCACCAGGCGAAGTTGGATGGAGACAAGTAACGGCTAGTGGAGCCGTCGGTAACTTACAGGCAGTAACAACTGCTGGAGAAACGACGGATGTTAAGGTGCGATTGGTAAACACATTCACCTCACTCGAAGCAAGTGGAAATGTGTTAGTCGCGGGTAATGTTACAGCTTTGAAATATTATGGCGATGGTACAAATTTAACTGGTGTAGCCCTCGCTACAGATTTAACATCTAACGCCTCTAGAATAACGGATATAGAAACTTCTACTACCGGTGATATTATATACGCAAGTGGAACGAATACACTCGCTAAATTAAATATAGGTACGTCTGGTCAGGTTTTAGAAAGCGATGGTAGCATACCAGTTTGGCGAGCGCCGACGTCTGAGTTACCAAAACCGTTTACACAGGGTGATATATTATACGCCACGGGTACAAATACCCTAGCAAAACTTGGTATAGGTACATCGGGTTTGATACTAAAGAGTGATGGTACGAATCCCGTGTGGGCAGCTGCACCGACTGGTATTTGGACGGAAACGGGTGTTAATAACACTATTCATTATAGTAGTGGGTTTGTTGGCATTTCCACGAGTACCCCCACGGTAGATTTACAGGTTGGTTCAAATGTACTTATAAGTGATACCAATAGCGATAAACTATCGATATCAGGGAGTGTATATGTATCAAAAAATATGAAAGTTGTAGATGTCGTAGATGCAAATGAAGTACGAGCTACGAATTTTTTCGTGAAAAAACAGGTGGTCACAGCTGAACGACCACAGACGACTTCGCAAATGATAATTTAAGCAGAATTTAAATCCCAAATTATACTAGATGTCTTACGATACAGGTAGTATAAGTAGGCCTACAATCACAGGAAGTGCGAATCAAAACATTGGTTCGGCCGTGGATATCTCTTTCGATTCCAAAATATATTTCGTAGGATCGTCGGAAGATACATCATCTACTGGTAAATTTGAAATCTTCTTGTACACCCCCCCGGAGGCTCAAACATCTCCGAATACATTCTCCACTTCCCTGTTAACTACAGTAGGTACTTCCAGTGGTGCAGAATTAGGTCGTTCTGTAAAATCGAATTGGGATGGTACGCGTGTAGTAGTTGGAGAACCCGGTCAAAATAAAATACATATTCATACGACATCTGGTTCGGGTGTAAATCGATGGTCCTCGGGAACAAATTCGGTTGTGACCATAACGTGTCCGGACGCGGGTGCTTCGAATCAATTTGGTTTTAGTGTATCAATTTCAAAAAATGATGGTAACACGGTTGTTGTAGGTGCACCCGGTATTAACAAAATATATGTATATCAAATTAATGGTGCGTCGACGTGGGTCAAAGTTTACGAAAACTCCGCGGGAAGTGTCAAACAAAAGATAAAGTACGATACGAACATTTATTATGATATGAATTCGTCGAGCAATACGTATCCATCACACGCTGTCTCGGATAACAATTACGGGTACTCCGTTGATATAACACCGGATAGTAAATTTATAACGGCCGGTGCACCTGGTACGAAACTCTCGTATATACATAACGATAACTGTACGTCTATACCGTATACGTACGTAGCAAAAGTTGTAAATGTTCAGAATCCATCACTCTCGGTGATAGGTGTACCGCATACATTTTTGGATAGAGGCACTCTCACACGAGATGGTAATGAGAGATATGACATATTCGGTTACGATGATTATTATGATAACATTTCTACTTTAGGTTGGGTACGCGTTTTAGAATGTCCAAATTCGGATTGGTCTAATTCCGTATCTCAAAAGGGTTTAGATCTTCACGGTGATACGGAAGATACGTTTATAGAAAATTCGTATCCTAAATTCGAGGAACACGTGAGTAACGTTACGGCATTTGATTATGCATCTTCGGGAACATGTGTGAGAATTACACCCGATGGACAGCGCCTCGTAGTGGGATCTCCTAGATACTCTATAGATGGTACGGGTAACTCTGCTCACGTAGGTAAAATCGAGACGTGGTACTGGAACATAGACAGATGGGTAAAATATAAAAATCAACTCATCGGTTCTAACGGTGGTGGCCGTATGGGTGAGTCGTTTAACCTGGATTATCAAGGTGATCGTATGGCTGTATTATACAAACGTTTACCCAGAGAATATTTAAAACAAGACATAAGCCCTTCTAGGGGCGCTATTCATATATTCGATTGGAGTGGTGATAAATGGTATGAAGTGACGCCTCAGGTATTTTTACCAGATGCTAACGATGTAGATGATAGAACGGGAGAAATCGCCATATGTAGCGGTGAAGTAGCCGTTACCGGTTGTACTGGATTTAACACGAGTGCATCAACAACCGGAAAATTATACACACATTATACAACTCTTACACAGTCTATCAAAGGTAATACTGTGATCGGTGGCTATATGTCCGCAGATACTATTTATGTAGGAACGAATGATGGATCTACGGATACGTCCAACGTAGCGACGGGTAAAAAAATTCAATTTGGAGGCACGTATTCGAGTGATGATAACTACGCGAGTGCTACTATTCATAATAGAACCATTTATTACGACACGACTAACAGAGACCCCGATCAACAGGGGTTTTCGGAGCTTTTAATAAGTAAACGGTTTACAAATCTCGTAACGAATGAAGGTGCATTGGATCAGGTTCGTATAAAGGCACCGGAATTTCATATAGACGAATATGTTCGCGATGATTTACTTCTCGACCAAAGACCAGCTCTCACTAAAAATGCGCTTGGTGATTTTAAACTTGGCCCCGAGTTTATCTTACCACACGAATGTGCGTCTGCTAACATCAAAGCAAAACTCGATGTAAATGGGGACGCGTATATAAGAAATAGAATAAACGCGGGTAAATATGAAGCGAATCAGGTTAAGGGTATCGAAAAGCTTCCATTCCGCATGTTCTATAACACGCGTGATAGGGAAGTAATCAGAAAAAACACGCGCGGTACAAATCTCACATCCGGTGATTTTATGTATTCGAACGTGAATATTCAAAACATTTCACCTGGTCCGGGTTGGGGTAGGTTTGATACATCCGGAGTTATAGAAGGTGATGTCGAATATGATAAAGATGAGTGTGCTATACGACTCTTGAATACAGATTCAAGAGTATATAACACGGGTTTTACTTCTATAGATTATTCAGATGTCGTAGCGTCTGATAATCATTTAACATGGAAATCTTCTTTTTGGATAAAACTACAACAATCACAAGGAGCTACGGTCGATGTACCCATGTTCCCACCACCGTCGAATGACGAGGAATATTTTATGACGTTAGTTGAACGTGTTTTGAGTGACGGTACGACCTCGAACGGAAGTATGGTTAAAGTTCGCATGGCGGGTGGATTATTTCCAAGTGGCTGGACGCGTCCAACAGACCACTTTCATAATGTCGGGTCAGAGACGGGTTATGCTTTGGTATTGGATTTTGGGGGTTACGCATTAGCCGGTGGTATTGATATTTGGGGTGCAGCTAATGGTACATCGGGTTTTATGGTTAACGAATGGATTCATGTATACGTTGAAGCTTCGTCATCTTATGCTATAAATGATCAAGTTCTTCGTATAAACGGAGTAAATATTCCGTTATATCATTCTTATGGAACGATTCCTAACGCGAATGCGACATATGAGTATACCAAAATAGGTAAACCCATACCCGGTAACAACCGCGGAGATAGAGAAGGTGGAGATAGTGGTGTAGCCATAAGTAGGGATGGAAAATGGCGCGTTTCTGGTGCAGAGTATGCAGATAGTTCAGCAAACTCTAACGCTGGGCGTGTACGCGTATTTGAAAAGGTAGGCGGTCAATGGGTACAGAGAGGTACAGACATCATAGGTGAAAATCATCGAACGCGTATAGGCACGACATGTGAAATAACCGATGCATTACCCGCCGCAAATGGTGAAGTTGAAGCTCCTTTGAAATATCCCCGAGTTCTAGTATCCAGTCTTCATTGGATCGATTCAAGTGTACAATACGTGTACATGCCCCAATATCTGTCTGGACCGTACACCGGGGGAAGCCGGGGACCCGGAGCGGAAATGGGTATCACGGCCGTGTATATTTGGGACGTAAATGAACCAGGTACACCCGAAGGAAATTGGAGAAAATTGGGATCGAGTACGTATAAGGGTGTGAGAGAAGGTACTACGTGGCGTGATAGCGTGGGTAGAACCGGAACTATATCCGGTGACGGAACCACAGTCGTATCATCTGGTATGAAGGAAGATGTAAATTCGACTAGTAATGTACAAGTTTTTACATGGAATGGAAAATATAGTACAAACCCGGCTTCATCTAACGCCGCGGTATGGACCCAAAAGGGTGCGTCATTAACCCATGGACTATCCAATCCAGAAGCTTCGGCTATTTCATATAACGGGAATGTTGTTGCACTTGGACATATAGCCGCGGGGTATAAAGTATACGAATGGAGTGGAAGTGCTTGGATTCAACGAGGACCCGATTTTACGAATACGACGGATTCTTTTGGAGCGTATCAAGATTCGGTAGCTCTTTCATATGACGGTAATACACTCGCTTTGGGAAGTACGTACAATTCGAGTACAGAAGATAAAGGTGTCGTAAAGGTTTACACATGGAATGGTTCAGCTTGGTCGCAGAAGGGGCAAGATATATTAGGAGATCGTTCGGGTACGTACGACGAGGAGTTCCACGATTTTACATCCGAGGGTGACCGCCTTCGTATATGCGATTTATCCGATGATGGTGATACGTTATTAGTAGCCACACCGACCTACAAAGGAACTTCGGGTACGATAAATGCTTTGGGTTTAGTGAGAGTATACAAGTGGGATGGGTCTACGTGGGTTAAATCTGGTCCCGATCTGTTACCGGATATTCAACAAGCATATGAAGCATTCGGTAGCTCCGCTAGAATAAGTGGAGACGCTAAAACGGTGGTCGTAGGATCTGACGGATCATCTGCTGGCGGTGGAGATGCGGGTACATCGGGTGATAAGAGTGGTGCAACCTTTACATACGCCCTTTCAAAGACAGGTGGTTTAACCTCTTGGAATGGACCGTCGAAAATGGTAATAGGTAGTGCATCCGGTGGTCGTAGTATTACTGGTACGTATATGGGAATGATAGGTTTCGAAACGTTTAAACCAGAAGCGGCGCAACCTTTTTGGAACGACCCTTTCGATAACGTCGACAATATATGCGATCATCCCACATCCGTGGATTTTGTTAATTACGGAGCACCATCACAAAAACTCGTCGTCGGAGGAGATACAATCATCGATAAAGATTTACGAGTTTCATCACTTCCACACGACCCAGATGCCCCTCTATTATACGTAGGTCACGAAAAACAACGGATTGGTATAGGTACACAATATCCGTTTGCGGGTACTGGTAGCGGCCCCGCATTAGGTATTAACGCTACCGTCGTGATTAAGAGAGATAGACCACCAGATACGGGGAGTGGACAGCAATCCTGGTCTAACACACCTAATCAGCTATGGCTCAGGTCGGGTGAAGGAGGCTCTTCTGTTCAAAAACAGGAGATCAGAATTGGTAATAACAATTGGACGATGTATATAGATAATGAATCAAATAGCTGGAATCCACTAAGATTTATGCAATCGATGGAAACGCTCACTCTTCAGTCATTTATACCGGGTGTGGGACACACGCCCCGTGCAGGAATTAATCAACCTAACCCCGGTTATACATTAGATGTGAATGGTGATATCAACTTTACGGGACAAATACGTAAAAATGGCGTGGTTCAATCATTCGGAAGTGGTTCTGGTACTACTCCCTGGTCAACGAGTGGTACGTCCGTTTATTACAACAGTGGTTTCGTGGGTGTGGGCACGAGCACTCCTGGTTATACGTTTGATGTAAATGGAAACATTCATTTCACTGGTAGTATAAATTCTTCCGATGATAGAATAAAATATAACGAGGAAGACATACCGAATTGTTTAGGAATTGTTAAACAACTTCGACCTTTAAAATACGAAAAGTTAGACAAGCCAGATGATGCGGCTGGTACGTGGATACCTACAGATGATGAATGGGAAAGTGTGAAAAATGACTATAGTTGGAACGTTGAATATGGATTTGTCGCACAAGATGTTAGAAATATACCCGGACTCGATATACTTGTCAAAGGTGATGAAACCGGCGAAATTGAAATAATCAAAACTGTGTCTGAATACAATGAACTTTCGGAGGAAAACCGCGCGAAATATACACATCGTCCAGACACTGATGATTATAGACATAACGATAGTGGTGAAACACAAACCCCTTTAGGTGTCAATTATATCGGAATTATACCCATACTCACTGGAGCTCTCCAGGAAGTAGATCGCCAACTCCAAGCTGAAAAGGAAAAGGTGGCAACCCTCCAATCAGATCTCACCATAGAAAAGGAGAAGGTGGCAACCCTCGAAACTGACGTAGAACATGAAAAATTAAAAACAACAAATTTACAAGAGCGAATATTAGTCATGGAACATGCGTACCACGCCCTACTGGAACGTGTTTCTGACTTGGAAAATCAAACGTAACCCGTGAAGAATATTCACGCGGTACGGTTGTGATATTTACCTCTTAATCGCATCCATCGCAGCGAGCGCGATGACTCCCACGATGAAAAACATGACGACAAAATTACACTCTGTGTTTTCATCGCTGACAGTCGGTTCAATTTTTTTATACTTTACCCGCTCTGGTTCATTCTGACGTTCCCGCTGGATAGGTAGCGGCTCGTCAAAGTCAATCGGACTGTAGCCTATCATTTATATAGGTTTACAAATTAATTTCGACCTTCTTCTTACGAGTCTTTTTACCCTTGGCCGCAGGCATCTTAACTTCCTTGACCTCATCATCCCCATTATCGTCACCATCCTGTACAGAAACTATATCGGAAACATCATCATCTTCCTCAATAGTTGTTTGAGGCTGAAGAGATGTCGTACTCATAGGTGGTGCGGGAGGCATCATGATATTACCCATGAGACTGGAAATATCGAGCCCGGGACCCCGCATCTCGTGACGCTCCCCTGGAGCTGCCGCGGGCGAAGAGGACGTCCCACCCGACTTAGACATGGTATTGTGTACCGCGCTCATCATATTCTGCACGAGACCCGGGTTTTGTTTCATCACGTCGTTGACATTAGGCATAACCTGTTTGAACATAGAATTCGTGAGGTGGAACATCATTGCTGAACCACCAAGCATCATGATGAGCTTGACCTCTGGTGCGACGTGCATCTTCGTTCTGTATTTGACATACAGCTCTTCGAATACTTCATCGTAATCATCCACGTTTTCCATCACGTTTTCGCTCCAACCGTCTAATTGAATCTCGAAAGGATTGTACCTTTTATTCATGAATTCGAGTCCGGTTACACACGCTATGAGCATTCGCCTAGAAAATTTAATAGACTTATCTACGTCTATACTGTACGTTATTCGTTTCACTTCTGTGCGTAACTCATCTACAGGGGAATAGGCGTTTAATCTCTTATTCACAGCGAACCCCTTCTTTTCTAATCGCCCGAGCTTATTTACGAGATCTGCCTTCTCTTCGTCCACCGTTTTATACCCAGGAGAAGGTTGCTCTTCTTCCTCACCAGGACCATAATCAAACCCACCATCCATTTGTGGACCCTCATCTTCATATTCACCGTAATCTATAGGCGGTTCATTCTGTGGAGGTGGGGGTGTATTCGTCTTCGTCGGATTCGCGAACGAATCTATATCCTCTTGGAAGAATACCCGCTTCGTGGGATGTGGATCAGGAGATAATCTAGACCGATTCATTATCTGAGGTCTGGGGGGTTTGGCGAAATCCAAGCTGATCTCATCTAAAATAGCCTGTTCTTTATCATCCAATTTCATCACGTTACCCTCATTACGTTCGATAACAATTTCACCGTCCATTATTATCTATATTGAAACTAATCTTTTCTCTTTAACGCACTTTAATAAAAATGTCAGTACACTATAAATGAAACTCAACTTAGTTGACCGCCAAATTCTGAAGTACATTCTCATCGTCACCGTAGTTGCTGCGGTCGTCATGCTTTTCGCTACTCCCACCAATAGCATGTACCAGCCCAAACCCGTCAAGGTTGAAACTGTGAGCGAGGGTTCCATGTTCGACTTACCCAAGTCCACCGATTGCCTGAACACCAGCCCTTATTCTGGTAGCACCGGTGGTGTTTGTGACAGTCAGAAACTTGTTAGGGATCAGTCCAGCTACAGACTCGTAGACTAAAAAAATAATTTTTAGTTTATAATTTTTTAAAAAAATTCCAGTTAAATTTTTTTTATTTTTTAATTTTAATTTTTAAGTGGAAAAAGATCTGAGTGTATTATAAAATGGCTCTCATCACAGTGCCTCAACCTGACATTCCTTCGAACGAGTATGAATCCCATACCGTGATTATTGATACCCTTGATCACACCAACAAAACCGATTTCGTATCTCATTTACCAAGTCCTCTCGAAAATGTTGTTCAAGTTCAGTTACTAGCGGCTACTATCACAATAGGAACAGGAACAGGTGGTACTGCACAAACAGCTTTTCATATTGGTATCGAAGAACTTAAGAGTTATTTTTCCCAACGTGGTAAAGAAAATTTAGACGATTCATCAGACAACCATATAAACGGTGTGTTTGGTACAATCTTAGCTCAGCATACTGCTCTTACAGTCGGTGGAACAACTCTAATCGTGACATTTAAAAATGATTATCCTATTATACAATCGTATCATAACCCCATACGGAAACTTGATCGCTTAACGTTTAATATTGATAGGGAAACTGGTGTGACGGCGATTATAGGTGATGTTATATTCATATTTAAGGTTTTATGTAAAAAGAGAAATCTCCCATAAATTTCAGGGCGTTACATACTTGTGATTTAAAAATACTTTTATAATAATAAGTATGTCTTCTGGAATAGTACAACTTATAGCTATTGGTGCGCAAGACGAGCACATAATAGGGGAGCCCGAGATCTCGTTCTTCACTTCTACTTTCAAAAGGCATTCTAACTTTTCACAGTCCGTCGAAAAGCAGACGATACAAGGAGCTGTGAAAGGTAATTCCATGTCGTCTATCAAATTTAATCGAAATGGTGATCTTCTAGGATACACCTATTTCACGGTAGATGATAACACACAGGCAGTCGATCTTCAGGATTGGGGAGATGTCATAGATAAGGTCGAGTTGTTAATTTCGGGTCAAGTTATTGATGTTCAAGATTACGATTTTAGTGAGAATATCGCGATAGATATGTTCGCCCAAAACGTCTCGAAGAGTTCTAACGGTGCGCACCCCGGCGCATCTGCTCGGTCATATTTTTACCCCCTTCGCTTCTTCTTTTGCGAGGGTCCTCAATCTGCTATTCCTCTCGTAGCATTACAATATAGTGACGTAGAATTACGCATTTATTGGGGTCCGGATGCTGGAAATTATAACGTAGAAGCATACGCTAATTATTACTATTTGGATACGGAAGAGCGCGGTATCATAGCTTCGCGTGCTCATGATATTCTCATAACACAAGTTCAAAAAAGTACACCATCCGGCGAACTCGTTCAAGAGCTAACCTTCAATCACCCTGTAAAGTATATCGCATGTGCAAATACGAACATGGAAAGTACGTTGACATCGATAGATAACAAGTTAAAAATTAGTATTAACGGTACAGATATTAGTTCATTTAAGTGGGCAAAACCTCACTTCGTTGATGTTCAGCATTATTATCACACAAATTTTGTCACATCCCCAGACTGTTTCTTACACTGTTTTTGCTTAAATACCAGTTCCTTACAACCGTCAGGTTCTCTTAATTTTTCCCGGGTCGAATCAGTAAAAATTCATAGCGAGTCACGAGATATTATTGACCCTATTTATGCCGTGAATTATAACATACTCAGAGTGAATAATGGTATGGCGGGTCTCATGTATGCAAATTAAAATGCACGGTAATATTAAATGCCGAAGAACTTAAGTACCATCGGTGGTGCTACAGAGCTCCGTTTTGGTAAATTTTGTAGAGAAGACCAGCACGATAACTCCGTCGTCATTAACGCGAGTAACCAGAAAATTGACGCTACGAAAGCGGGTGGATTTTATCTCACACCTCTAGAACTATCTACCGTGTTTGCGAGTGATGGCACGGATGCGACCACGAACACGTTCGTAGCGTATAATCAGAGTACGAAACAATTATTTAGAACAGAAGTTCCCGTGAGTATTACAGGTATCTCTAGCGCTGGATCCGGTGCGGAAGGTGATTTAACTGTCAATGGCAATCTCTATGTTACTGGTAATGTCACGTCTATCGGAACGGTCGCCAATATTCACGTGACCAATTCTCAGTTTAAGGATGGTCTCATCGAAATTGGTACAAATAATACAGAACTTGCAACGTTTGATTTAGGACATATCTATAACAGACCCGTAGGAAGTTCGAACGTCGCTCTTTGCTACGATGCTTCTGCTACGGAGCTTATCATCGCGTACACGGATAGTAGCCCCTTCGACAACACGAACCAAGTGA